TTGCGCCCCACCATAGCAATAGCGGCTCGCACCTCAATGCCAGTTTCTACGTGGGCTATAACCTTGGACTTGTCTTCTCTTAGGCGTACCACATTATGGTGCTCTGCACCGCCCTTGGCTGCCATATGAAGTTATCCTGTCTATTTATTTTTTCTTTGGCTTACTTCCAAGACCAACAAACTGTGATTTGTATCCAGCCTTAACAAAACTCTTGTCGTTAGACTTTAATTCCTTCATATTTTTTTCTACTTTATCAAAGTCTTTTTTGTACTTATTCACGTTCCCAGTTAACAGTCTTCCTAGTGGGTCGCTTTGGTACATTCGGTCCACTTCTTTGTACTGAGCACGTGCTTGTTCAACGGCTTTCTTGTGAGCGTTATACGCCCTGTCGCTGCTACCAGGTTGGCGAGCGGTTTTAGACACGTTCTTTCCAGCGGCTCCAGGTCCACCACGAGGGGTTACTTTAGGGGCTGAGGTAGAGGTCTTTGGCTTAGCGACAGCCTTAGGCTTGGTGGTCTTCTTTGGTGCGACAGCCATTGGCTCTCCTAAGTTGGGTTATTTTGATTTAGCATTCACCTAATATCATCTCGTAATAAAATGATATAAAGAACTTAATATAAGAGCGCCTAAAGGCGCTCATAATAGCAGCCCCCAAAGGGCTGCTTTAGGTTATTAAAGGCAGCCACAAAAGGCTGCCATTAGGTTGTGTGCGCAAAGCGCACTTATGTTATTTTATCCTACATATATACTAACCCTGTTACAAAGGGACTGTAACGTTTCGTTATTAAATTGTTACAAACTATTTTTAAAGTCCTTATTCCAATGGGTTTTAGTTGTGTGCCTAATTACAAAATACTGGAAAAAATATTTGATGGGAGTCATATAACATACCCGTCAGCATCGTTAACAACTGGGTGGGTCATAGCGTTATCAAATTGTTATCGTGTCGGGCTTGACAATTCCCTAGAATTGTGGTATCATCCCCACTCTTTAGGTGGGTGGGTGTATCAATGTAGTTGAATATTAAACTAATAATATTAATAGTTGAAATTTCAACCAATGGTACAGTCTCCCCACCAATATCAAGGGCAGAATTTCGTTATCAATTTGTTACCAAATAAACTTGACAAGGTTTGAAAAGTGTGGTAACCTAGGGTTATCAAGTTGAAAGCGTGAAGATATAAACGACACGCCAGAGACAAGATAAACTTGACAAGGTCGCAATACTTTGATATAGTCAAGACATAACTAAATAGAAGGTATCGGGTAGCGCTACTAGTAGCAGACTTGAGTCGGTAGACACTCTAACGCTTTCAAAATTTAGTTATAAATGAGATTGACAAGTTAGACAAAGTATGCTAGACTAAGACAAGCAAGGCAAGATGAAGACAAAAAGTAATATCCGACTAGATGAAAGGTAAGTGATAGACATGATAACGTCCCGTAAAATTTACGGGTCAGGCACGCCGACAGACTTATCACGTGTGAACGCTACACGGACACGGAGGCAGTACGCACTACGTACCGCTAACGCTCCGCAAGGCTACACGCCTAAGCCTAGGCAGATTGACCCAGAGCGAGAACAAGCACGACTACGACTAGAGCAAGCCAAACTAATGCGCCAATTAGAACGGGAGCATGAGCGGGAGCGAGCAGATAAGACACGAGCCTACTTGGAGAGTGTCCGACACGTGGAGCAATACAACTAGCACGACTTGACAACATAGACAAGGTATGCTAGAATAGTAACAACATGGAGGAGATATGCAATACTATCTACACTGTGAGTTCAACTTGAACAATAACGGGTTCATGCTTGAGACTCACTGGATAGAGTTAGGAATACCCGCACGAACTATCTACCTAGGATTAGTTATCTGGGCAGGGTACAAGGTATACAAACAATGGAGGCAAGGAATTGTTAGATAAATGGCAATACGAAGAGATTGAAGAACTAATCAAGGATTTTGTGAGCGGTAAGCAGACAGGATACCTGAGTGACTCACTCAATGAGTTACTAGACGGATACCTACCTATCTATTACTCCGACATAATTAAAGAGTGGCAGGACATGCCTAGTGAATATGACAACATGGGAGCGACAGAGTTTGGAGCAGAACTTTCTGACGGTATTTATCACCTGATGTCGCTTGACTTGCACCTTTACTACTCAAATCAAGTACACGCCTACGCTCAAGAGTACGCCAAAGAAAATGACATTGACCTAGACGAACTAGGTTAGTAAACAAGGAGACAACATGGAGAATGAAGACATTAAGTATGACGGCTCGGCTATCGTAATCATCAACGAGAGTGACTCGGTGTATGAGGAAGCCAAGCCTAGGGAGATAAATGCCCACGAGATTAGCGCAATACTACGCTATGACAAGAGGCGACAGAAGGAACTAACCGAACTCAAGGGCAAGTTGGACACGGTACGTGACTACCTGCTGGAGAACTATGAAGAGTTAGGGGAACACGCCCAAGAGATAGCGGACTTGCTGGACATTGAGTTGACTAAGGAGGTGAGTGTAACCGTGACCGTAGAGTTTGAGGTACAGTTATCGCTCAAGCCTGACGAAGACTTAGATGACATCATTATGGGGCTAGAGTACACCATAGATAGAACTGATGAGGTAACCGATTACTACACAGGAGATGTAACGTGGCAAGAATCGTAGAGATGAGCACACTAGCGGAACTCAAGCGAGCCTTAACTATGGGAGCAAGCGTTGAGACATTGACCATGCTAAGCGGAGCGGTAGTGCCTGACGGTCACCCATTCAGGGTACGTGAGGTCACCAAGGTACAGACACAAGCCGTGAGACTAGGTGAATCGTGGCTTGACTTTGGCAAGGCAAGCGAGTGGAACTTTGAGGGAGATACCTTCAAGCACAACGATGGACGTACATACAGAATGATAGGAGCATGAGCATGAGTGACGTTGAACTAATCGTATGCTATTGGTGTGACAATGATGCCACGCACGATGCTCAAGCCTCAGGAGATAGGCTAGTTCCTGCTTGTGACACGTGTTGTGAGTGTGAGCGATGACTAAGTGGAACTGGTCACGGATACTAGACGGCGCACTATTCTTTGGTATGGGTGCATCAATAGTAGGCATCATTGCATGGATGTTTATTCTTGCAACGAACTGATTATAACGGAATGGTAAAGATTTGGTAAAGATTACCGATTGAACTTGACAAGGTTCTCAAGTGATGATAAAGTAAATACATCAACTAAGAAACTATGGAGGTTTCAATGATTAAGTTCCAAGAGTCCCACCAGTGCCCACAATGTGGGGATTTAGTAAAGGGTGGATTCAATGTCCCATCTATCTGGCTTGACTGGGTATGCAAGGATTGCCACCGAGAATGGGAGGTGGTGTAATGCGCACCAAGCGTAAAGAAAAGATTCTGATTATAGATTGATTTGGAGAATCCGTAATCAGAGATAGCAGGTATAGGTTTACTTACTCCTACCTATACTTTTGGAGGTGGGTTGCTCCGCCACTGCACACACGGAGCACTTAACACTACGAAACTTGGAGGTTTCAATGAGAAAACTATGCACTAAATGTGGCGACACGGTAGCAAGTCACAACTTATACGGATGTTGCGCCGAACCATTAGCATCAAGCCTATCTTGCGGTAACGGATACCGTAAGTGTATGGATTGCGAGGCTAAGTAATGACAACGGTACACCTAGGTGATTGCCTAAGCGGATGCGTAATCTGCGAGAGCAACTATCACGAGAACGTAGAGGTATGCGATACCTGCGGTAAAGACTTTACATCTAAAACAGAATGGAGAATAGGATAATGAGTACGACAGAAAAACTATGGCACACGGATAACCAATTTATGAACGTGGAGATTGAGTATGCACTTGAGATGGTGCACTTAAACATTAGTGACGAACCTAATCGTGTCTACTGGCAAGGTAGACTGGATGCATTAGCACAAGTTGAAAGAGCACGTAAGCGAGGTGTGATGTAATGATTACAACAAGGAAGATACATCCATCAGGTGCACTAGAGATTAGCGCACATGTACGAGACACGGTACTTGGTGGGTCATGGTATGAACGACAAGTATACTATGACTATGACAAGATTGAGGCTATGCGGAGATACCGCCAGCACTTAGTAGCAAATCGCTACGTATTAGTCAATGACTAGGAGAAACTATGGACAAGAAGGAATACAACAAGGTATATCAGAACTGCATGTACCTAGCACGTAAGGAACTAGTAACACGACACGCCGATGAGTACAAGAAGATACTTGACAAGGTTATGTTGGATTACGGCATTATGACACGCCGTGAAAGACAAAAGTTAACTGAACTATTACGAGAACTAAATGAAGCGAAGGTATAGTAATGAAATTCTCAGCAAGTTTAACTATAGTCATCAAAGAATTTGAAGCCAAAGATGAGGAACAAGCAAGACAAAGACTAACGTACTTAAGGAACATGCTAGTTATAGGTACACCATTTGAAGGAATACCATTCCATTTAACACAAGAAGAAGATAACAAGGAGGCAACACAATGAACGTGCAAGAGTGGGAAGAAAAGTTCAAGCCAATAGTTAATCATCTAGATAGCAATGCTAGTTGGCAGGATAATGAAGGCAATGGCATTATGTTTGAAACTTATGGAGATGAACGTGAATTTGTTGGCAAGTATCAGGAGTCACGTCAAGTATGGTCATACCGTGATGATGAGTACGAGGGCTTAATCCTTGTATCAGGTATGGCGCACAACCCTATCGGGTACTTTATTACGGAGATACCGTGGACAGTTGAAGATTCAACTACTTTAATTTATGTGGAGGATAAGTAATGAAACTATTCAAGCGAGAGCAAGACGTGTTCGCACAACTAGATAACCTAATGGTACGTATGGCAAGTGACGAAACGTATGATGAATACATTATTATCAGAGGAGGTATGCACAATGGGTGATAGGTTTACATTCGGTGTAGCCGATAGAACTGGTGACGTGTTGTACTTGTACTCTCACTGGGGTGGTGGAGACTGGGATACTAACCTAAAGAACGCTGTCTACAAGGCAGGTACACACAGCAAAAGTAGTGAGCGTGCCAACCGTATCGTTATCTCGCAACTAATGGGGGCAACTGGTTGGGATAGCACAACGGGCTATGCCTTTAGCATCAACAACGTAACCGATACTGAGTACGGGTACGTGCCTGTCGTGGACTTTAACCACAGCACGGTCACCTTCTATGAGTACAGTTACGAGCACGAGTTAGGTGATGCGCTACTTAAACTATCTATCCTTGAGTATCTTAACTGCAAGGACATCTACGGGTTGTTGCACTATGCGCAACTTGACCTAGAGGAGGCAAGGGAAGATGTCACCGTATGAACTAGATGATGATGAGATACACACTGTATACACACAGGATGTGTATGTATGTAAGCGGTGTGGCATGAAAGACCCATGGCATGAGTGTGAAGGGAGACCAGACAATGAGTGAGACCATGCACTGTGACTGGGTATGGCAAGATGACCGTGACGGCTACCGTTACTGGCAATGTACCGAACATGGAGAGATAGAGTCAGAAGAACTGGAGGAAAAAACTTATGGAGACGATTAAGTATCCCAACTATGACGGCACACAGAGTTGTGCACGTATGGGTGTGGACTTGTTCTACCAGCCATACGATAATAAAAGTACAGTGCAAGAGGTGGCAGACTTAAAAGAGTTGTGTTCTAACTGCAACATTTTTATTGAGTGCAAAGAGTACGCAATCAAGCATGAGAAGTATGGTTTCTGGGGTGGTACTACACCTTACGAGAGGCGTACTATCCGCAACAAACGCAAGGTTAGATTGAACCTACCCGAAAACGATTGGAAAAAAAATTAATGGTAATCAGTACAGTTGAGAAAGAGTCAGACGTATACGAGGAGATACACGTAGAGATTGAGCCTGACAATGCATCAGTATTCCTAGGCAACACGCATTTCTTTATGAAACGTGAGACGTTTGAACGCTTACTATTCACAATGCAGGGTGCACTACTAGAGGAGGAACTCCTTGGGAGTCTTTGAGTTTCTATCAGTGATACCACCGCTACTACTAGGATTGTTTATCTATCTTGTTGGTAAGCCTTGAGAACTAGGAAGAAAGAACTTGAGGCTATCGCAGATGTCCTTGAGCAGGAGCACCATGACGTGGTGTATCTTGCCGAGATTATCTGGAAGATGATAGATGACATGCGCCGTGACCGTGAGATGTACGTGGTGGGTGTTAACTATCAGGGTGTTGGACAGTTCTTGTTCGGACCTTATGAGTCAGAGACTGTGGCTGCCAAGGACTACGAGGGACGAGGTAACATCCGTGCACTTAAGCAAGGTGACATAGCCAAGGTATTTAAACTGCTTGCACCTACCAAGATGTTTGCAGATAGTGATGAGGTACAGGGAGATTTGTTTGACATAAGGTAAAACTTATGAAAAAATAAGTATGGCTGTCGTGGTTGAGCGGTGATTTTTTCACCTCCATGTTTCATCACTGCTCCCACGACACGCCGTGTACGATTTGACAACCACCATAACATGGGCTATAACTTAACAACACAACAACAACATAAGTTCTGCTAAGGCAGAACCAATAGTAGGTTCGCCTTTAAGGGCGAACATAAGAAACAGAGGTAAAGATGATTAAGGTGAATGGGTATGAGTTACCCGTGCACGTTAGCCATAGCCAGATAGGTACATACAATTCTTGTGGGTACAAGTACTGGTTACAGAAAGCATTGGCTGTACCTGAAGGTCAGACATGGTGGTTGGCTGGTGGTGTTGCTGTTCACGAAGCAACCGAAGCCTATGACCGTCAACTATGGGAACTTGAGGGACGATAATGTCACAGCAGGAATTACTACCCGTAGCCAAAACACCTGAAGAGTTGTGGTCTACCTACTGGGAAGCCAACTTAGCCCGTCAGCGTGCCGTACAGGGGCAGGAAGACACATCCACGTGGCGTGCTGGTGGTCGTGCAACCATAGCCAATCCCAATAAGGAAGACGGGGACTGGTGGCAAGCCAATGGCTTGAACATGGTGAACAACTGGGTTAACTTCCGCAATGCAGAACACAACCTAGACCTATGGGTTACACCTCAGGGTGTACCTGCCATTGAACTTGTATTCAACATGAACCTAGATGGTGTCATAGTTAAGGGTGCACTTGACCGAATGATGACGTTACCTAACGGTGACCTTGTAGTACTAGACATTAAGTCTGGTGCACGTATGCCATCATCAGACTTTCAGTTGGGTATCTATGCGGTAGCCATGGAGGAAGTGTTCGGTGTCCGTCCCAAGTATGGGCTATACTGGGATGCACGCAAGGGCGCAACAACAGAGTTAATCAACCTAGATAAGTGGACACGTGAAACTGTTTCGGAAATCGTGGGGATGTTTGACAAGGCTCGGAGGGCTGGTATCTTTATACCGAACTTTGACCACTGCAAGATGTGTAATTTTATTAACGATTGTAAGTATCAGAATGGAGATAAGTAATGGAAAAGAACTACGTTGTAAACGTAAAGACAAGCAAGGGCACAATCATCACAGCACGTGGTGACAGTGCCGAAGAGTTAATCACTAACGTCAATGCTCTCATTGCACAGGGTGGACCTGATGCAATCAGCACACTGGAAGAAGCATTCACTGGTGTATCAGCACCACGTGTACTAGCAACTGACCCAGTAGCATTGGTTCAGGCATCCCTAGGTGGGGAAGTTGTTGCAGAAGTACCAGCGTTTGCACCTAAGGCACCGCCAGTACAGGCATCAGCCCCTAGTGGTAGCGATAAGATGTGCATTCACGGTGCAATGGTTAAGCGAACAGGCAACGGTGCTAAGGGAGAATGGCGTGCATTCTTCTGCCCAACACCAAAGGGCACAGCAGACCAGTGCTCACCAACGTTTGCTAACCGCAACACACCAGAGTGGAACAGTTTCTAGGACTTCGGGTACTAGAAAAATATAACTAAATATAGGTCTGTATTGCTGGAGGGGAAGCCAGTCAATACGGATAGGGGTGTAGGTCAGAAAGCCTACTCATCGTGCAAGTCGGTGCATCCCACGCTTAACAAGGAGGATAAATGAAAACATTAAGCCGTTCGGTAGGACGTTCAGACATTGGTGGCGAGCCAATGCCGTCAGTCTTTCGTACATTTGAACAGAACAAGATTATCTTTAGACGTTCAGAGGTATCGTTAATTGCTGGCACACCTGGTGCAGGTAAGTCAACACTTGCTCTAGCCTTAGCCTTGCGTATGCAAGCACCAACGTTGTACGTGTCAGCAGATACCAATGCTCACACTATGGCAATGCGCTTGTATTCCATGATTGAGGGTGTATCACAGACAGATGCAGAGAAGATTATCTCCGAGCAACCTGACTTGGCTAAAGAAAAGTTGGCGCAAGCACGGCACATCTACTGGTCATTTGATTCATCACCCAGTTTAAACGATTTGGATGATGAGGTTACAGCACTAGAAGAAACGTTGGGCGATAGCCCAGCACTAATAGTTGTAGACAACTTGATGGACATTAACATGGATGGTGGTGAAGAGTTTGGTGCTATGCGTAGTGCGCTTAAGGAACTTAAGTACCTAGCCAGAGACACCAACGCTGCTGTTGTAGTGCTACACCATACTAAAGAGGGTTACTCAGGCACACCATGTCAACCACGTAGCGCAGTACAGGGAATGGTTAATCAACTACCTGCACTTATCCTTACGGTGGGACAGCAGGACGGAATGCTTGGCGTTGCTAGTGTTAAGAACCGCTATGGTAAGGCTGACCCCTCAGGTAACAGTCCAGTGTGGTTGCAATTTCTGCCAGAGTATATGTTCATCGCAGACTTAGAGGATGCACGATGACCGAACAACCAGAAGAAGAACCAACATTAGAAGAGTTGTATCAAAAAGCACTAGATAAAATAGAGTTTTTAAAAGCAG